TTATTCGTGTTAATGCCATGTCAGTCTCCCTATTGTGCGTCTGCAACGCGTACAAATAACAAGCTACTTCTGCTTGAATTAGCACTGCCTTTTATTGAAGAGCCACTAGCTAATGATATTGTTTTAGATCGAAACCTATAAGTAGAACTATCTTGAACATTAACAACACTTATTGTTGTTCCCGTGCCATTACCACTACCATGCCCACTATATGCTATTGCCACTTCATCATAAGTGCTACCAGAATCACTACTTGTTTCAGTAAAATAACCTAGAGTATCACTGCTACCTGTTTGCAAATCAAATGCACCTAAAACAACCCAGAGTCCTGTGATTGGAAATGTAAACACCCCAGAGCTTTCTGTTATCCCTGCTCCTAGCTTAGAAAAAGTTGCATCATCTACTCTTGAAAATCCAGTTATAACTGCATCGTTAGTTGAAAAGTCAGATGTTAATCTATAATGGTCTAATTCACCAATACCAATTATTGAATTTGGAAAACTAACAGAACCACTACTATCAATGCTCATCGCACTAGTTCCAGAGGAGTTCTGGATGTTGTCTACTTTTAATATACTTGTCATCCTATGTATCTCCTAATCTTTTGAATATGCCGTAGCTTCTCCTAATAGAACCACCTTCTAGCGTGCAACCAGCACCTCCCATTTCAACACCAAACCTAATCTTGTGGGTAGAAGTGTCTGTCACATCAAAAACAATAGTTGAGCGTGCCATTGTATATTGGTTGCTGGCAGTGTTACCATAGGAACTTGCATAATTAGTAAAGTTACTTCCGTCATCTGTGGTTGTATATATAAGACCGCCAAGATAATTAGTATTTCCAGTAGAACTAAAAGTAGTATGCCAAGTTACTTCCCAAATGCCTGTTGATGGGAATGTCCATTTACCTGTGCCATCGTTAAAAGACATAGAAGAACCAACTTTAGCACTTTCTTCAGTCCAATCTGAAGCCGCTGTTAATTGTGTAAGCCCAGAGCTAAGAGATTTACTGCTATCTATATACCAAATATTATAGACATCTTTTGAATTAGGAAAACTTATTACACCACTGCTATCAATCGTAGCGGCTGTAGTACCGTTTGTATGTTGGAGCGTTTCAACGCCTAATATACTTGCCATTGATAATCTCCTATCCTATTAAGCAACCGCTAAACCAAGTGTAGTTACTACCTAGCCTAAAGCTGTCTGCGGTTAATGTTATTACTTCTATTTCATCATTTGCTGCTAAATAAACATTAACGGCAAAGTTCAACGCTCTTTCACTATTAATAAAAGGTTGAATAAAGGCTGTTCCGTTTTTGTGCATTTCAAGGTTTATTGTTGCTCCGCCATCATTTAAAACAGCAAAAGAAAAGAAATACACACCATTAACAGGCGCAGTAAATATTCCTGTTGAGGCGTTAAAATGACTTCCTACGTTGTGGTCTACGTTATTCCACCAATCACCGCCAGCAAAAGTATCGTTTGCAGAAAGTGCCGCATATCCTGTGTTAGTAGATGTTGCAAAAAATGATGGGCGTTCAGTTGAAACAACGCTACTGTTTACTGTAATAATACCATTAGTAGTCTTTGGATGTATTTCATCAACGTATAACTTACTCATCTAAACCACCGTGAACGTGCCGTTAATAGTAAGGTCACCATTCAGAGTGAACGGACCAGCTACCATAGCATTCTCATCTGCTGCAATCGTTACATTAGCACTTGCTGCTAGCGAAGTGTCATTGACTCTGATTGCATTGTCTTTCATAATACTTGTACTCATCTTGTTAATATCTACACTACCATCTGTAGGCGTTACTGTGTTACCCACTTCACCAAGAGCGACAATAAAGTCAATACTGTCACCTGTTACTAGGTTTTCGCTAAAAGTGATAGTTGAGCCAGACACTGTGTAAGCATCGTCAGGAGCTTGTATAACGCCATTAACAGACACAATAAGCTGTTCAGCAGTAGCTGGCTTGAAGTTAGCACTGTTATGCTGCATTGTATAAGCCGCTTGACCGTTTACCACAGTAATGCTGTCTAGTTTTTTAAAGAGCCCACTAGAGGGGGCTACTCCGATATAAGGCATTATGCTAGGTCTCCGAATACTATGTGATGATTTAATTGGCTATCATTAACACTGCCACTATCTGTTCCTGTTCTTGTGCGAACAGCAGAAGTTGATATGGTTTTTGTTGCAGAAAATGTAGAATCATTAACTGTTGTCTTAAACCCAGAAGTAGCAGAAACAGCATAATTATCGTTGTTCATAGAACTTGAAAAAGTAGTAGTGAAATCACCCGTTCCGTTGTCCGTTCCACTGCTAACATTAAAGCTATCTTCGGCAACAGCAGTTGAGGTGAGAAGTTGCACCCAAGCCTTCGCACTACCATTAATGACATACGTAGTATCTACGCTCTCAGTACCTGCATTGTTTGCAAGTGTTGTAATTCTTAGTTCTGATGCCATTATGCTAGGTCTCCTGAATATTTTAATCCAAGTTGCTGTAGATTATCAGTATCAGCAAAACTTCCAACATTAAATAATGAATGTGCATAAGAACCTGTAGTAATACCACCGTCTGTGCTATATTCTCCGATTGTTCTATTATACGCAGAACCTGATGCCACAATATAAACATTATTAAATAAGTTGGTAAAGTTAACTTCTGGTCTACCTGTTCCATTGTCTATGCTACTAGCGATATTCAATGAATTTGAAACAGTGTAAGCATTGGTGGAAAGATAAACCCACGCCTTGTTTAACCCCTGCTGTAACTGCATAGTCGCAGAGCCGCCCTCGCTGGTAATAGTAATATCGCCAACAGAGGTATTACCTTGTAGTTCATCTATTTTTAATATACTAGCCATTATGCGAGGTCTCCGTGAATTACTATAGACACCATTGTGCTATCTTTGTCTGTGCCTGTATCTGATGTATAATTTACTACTATAAAAGAACCTGTTGCTCTTGTTGCCGACTCCCACATTTCAGTGCCAGAGGTTTCCCCCGAACAACCAGAAGGTGCAAAGTCTGCATCGTTCATTGAATTTGTAAAAGAGGTTGTATAATTACCAGTACCACCGTCTGAGATACTTGAGACCGAAAAACTGTTACGGGTTGCTATAGTTCCTGTACCATTGAAGTTAATCCACGCCTTTGCTGCACTCTGTTTAGTCAACGTAACAGGATCAGTACCGTTAACGGCTACTAGTGTATCTACATTTAATTGACTAGGCATTACACTATACTCCAATATCCGTTAACTGTTACTGTGGCATTCTGTGTAATTGGACCTGCTGAAACCCCATTCTGATCAGAGTCAATGGTGAAGTCAGTAGAGATTGTTTGACCATTACGTCTAACTACATCAGTATCTTTTGCTTCTTCAGTGTTATCAATTAGACCTGCGCCTACTTTACTTAAAGCCATTTTTACCTCCAATAAGGGGAAGCCCCACGCTTATGCGTAAGGGCTATCACCAAGTACAGTTGTATCCCATGCTGCTTTCAAGTCGCTAATAGATGTAGCATTTGTAATTGCTGAAGCATCTGTTGCATCACGAAGAGCAGTCTTAGTTGCTACGCTAGCTGTTTTAGCTGCTGAGTCATCTGATTCAAGTGCCTTCATGTATACTACGTCTTCAGCTTCTAAAAGCGGCTTACGTACTTCTCTTACTTTATCTTTAAAAATATCTTTTGCAGTTGCAACGTCTTCGCTAATAACACTACCGTTTAGTACCCATGCACCACGGAAGTTACGATCAGAAGGTACTGTTGCGCCACTTGCAAGGACGGATTGACCATTCTTATCTACAATATAAGTATCTACCATTATAATCTCCTATGCGGCAACTTCAAGATCTTCTGAGATCTTCCAAGCATTTCGCCATTCTCTAGTTTGTGGTAATTGTTGTTTTGTACAGATAACCATCTTAGGACGGTTACCTTCGTTATAAGTTTTCCATACTGACTCAGGGCAATCTTTCATAATCAAGTACTCGATTGCTTCTTCTTCGGTCATGGCTTCCATTGGTTCTGTCTCGTGTAACAAGTATCCGCGAGTATGCTTCTTGAAGTCTTCTTGAGCTTCATCTTTAGCTAACTCATGGTATACCCATACGGGAGGTAAGATGCCGCCCTGCATAGCACAAGCCATCCAGTTAGGATCTGGTACTAGTATTTTTG